GACATCAAGCTCAACATCCACATCTACCACCACCGCATCTACCTCGGCTACAGCCACGTCTATCGCTACCGCATCTACCTCGGCTACAGCCACGTCTACCGCTACCGCATCTACCTCGGCTACAGCAAGCTCAACAGTAACAACCTCTGCGACATCAAGCTCAACTTCTTTGCCCTCGACTTCTTCGACTGCCTCTCCTACAACATCGTCAACGGGTTCACCAACTGCTACTCATACGCAAGAACCAATGCTTATAGAAACAATCGTAGGACCTACACAAAATAAAGAAACAAATACTTATATTTACATAGGTATTGCAGCAGGAGTAGTATTACTTGTAGGAATTCCAGGGATGATTAAAGTGTATCGTGTTTATAAAGAGAATCTCCTAAAACACGAGACTAGAATTGTTCTTCAAAAGAACCCATTAGTTATTAGATCTGTTGAAACTACAAAATAATTTAAATCGCATTTTTTCCGCCGTACTGAGCCGCCTTGTGTAAAGGAATGACATACGGATTGGCTTCCAAGGACTGAACTACACTTGGGTGATTGCGTTCGGAAGCCACATCCAACTTGAGTACAGAACGCGGTCTCTGTGCTCCTAGAGCCTCCATACTTGTCGGTGCCGCATTCACGTGGTCAATAATGGGCTCTCTGTCATTGACAGAGTCGGCCACAATACGACGATACTGTAAGTTCACGTAGTCTTCACCATTATAAAGCTTCACACTGCTACCCATCGGCTTGCGTCCCTTAGACACATTTTCTCTCTGAGCATACGAGCGCATCGCCCTCGCCGCTTCACGGTTTGTCTCAGCTGTCGCAATTGCCGAGATTGCAGGTCCGCTCCAAGCCGACTTGGCTGAGATTGAGGCCTTCTGTGTTAAGCGTACGTTATCCTGAAGGCGTGCTTCAGGATTGGACGGTAAGTCTTGGCGACCCAAGTTGCGGAATAAGTCGTAATTATCTAGTGTGTTACGACCGGTGACACGAGCAATGTCTTCAGGGTCGTAGATGGTTAACTTCTGCGCGCAGTCCGCTGGGGCCGAAACACCTAAATAATCATTATCTTCAGTTGTTTCACGTATAGTTGTACGTGCAACATCATTTGGATCATAGACAGTCAGCTTAGGCTGTGCGTCAACAGGAGCAGTCATACCTAGCCAATCGTTGTCAATTGTGGTTTCCTTAATTGTTGTACGTAGAGGGTCGTTGGGGTCGTAGACTGTGGGCTTTTCCGCCACACCATTACCGAGAGCACCAAAGTTGCCTGTTCCACGAATATTGTCAATTGTCTCTTCCTGGCGTGTTGGGCGCGCCACATCCTGTAGAGGTAGTTCAACCTCACGCGCATCAGGTGCTACGTTGGTTGCGTGTACACGTTCGCCCGTGTAGAAACGCTCATTAGGCAAGATTTCTACACCCTGCTTACCGTAATCGTTCTGTGGAGCATCGGTATTCTTGTTGAAATTCGCAGTCAAGTCGGCGTTACGGATACCCCAAGAACCCATCTGCTTCGCTAGAGGTGTACGCATACTACCAACTGTGTAGGTCGCCTTACCTTCGACCTGTCCTGCTGAACCAGCATATTCCTTGGTTGTATCAGGACGAGTTGTGTTCTTCACCACCTGTGTTGAGCGTACAACCGGCTTTGTATCCGCCCCAACTGTTACAAAGTTACGCTCGCCGTTCTTATTGAGATAGAATGTGTCAGGCTGGTACTTGCGAACTTCACCAATTGACTCTGCAGTGCCACTTGTAGTGATAAAGTGCGCACCAGGCACAACAGGTGTATCATAAGTCAACTTAGGATTGCTCGCTACACGCAAGTCGTTGGTGCGTGGCATACGGGCTAGAACATAGTCTTCGCCGGCCTGCTGTTGGTAGCCACCACTGGGTAAATGGGTAAATCCCGCATTGAGACCTGGGCCTACACGGATTTGCTCCACAGGCCGCTCACCACCACGATTACGAGGCTCGACGACACGGCTTTCCATGAAATCCGTTGTCGATTCAAGACCAAACGGATTGCTCATAGGCTCCTTTGTAGGCTCAAAGAACGGCGCCTGTTCGCGCTTCGCAAACATAGTCTTTCCAGCACCTGAGTAAGCATCCAGAAGCTGTCCATTCGCATTATCGATGGTATTCTGAGTAAATTTCTTAGCGAAGGGAACCATATTGGAATGTTTGAAGTCCCCAGGTTTGAATTCGAGACCACTTAGTGGTGAGATGAAGCGGTCACGTTGTGTTTCGTCCTCCCATCCGTCGGGACGGAGTTGTACTTGTGGGCCATTTGTTATCTTATCCATCTGCACAGGTAGAGTGCCTGGAGGTGTTGCAAAGTCTACGGGTGTGCCTTGGACTGAGGATGGATAGGGATCGGCTGCCAAGTCGCCGTTTGCAGGGAGCTTAAATTGTAAGTCGTAACCACCGGCGGCTGCATAGCGTGGTACACGTGGTTTACCAGGGATTGTGGGTGCGCCTGGAGGAGTTTTATCACCACCAGGCGGTACAACAGCAGTACTCGGCTGACGGTCAGTGAAGCCTTCTGTTTTCTTATTTAAATTGCTGGCGACATAGCCAAGTCCTAAAAGACCTAGAAACGCTACTGTTTCCATACTCTACTTTGGGTTTCAATATTCAATTCAACTTAGTTCGCACAGTGGACTAACTCGAATAAATCAAATGTTTACAAACTGCCTACCTTAGCAGTGCTTCCTAGAGCAACTGACGCTGGTAAAACCGGCGCTGGCTGAACACCATAGAGCGCTGTGGGTGCAGCCGGGAGTACATCAGCACCACGAGGGAACTGGTTCATTGCGCGCTTATTAGCAGCCTTTAGCTCATTCAAAGGTCCTTGTTCAAGCCCCTCGAACTTTCCAACACTCTCGTCGTACGCATTAGGAGCAGGCAAAAGAACAGAGCTTTCAATAGGCTTAGGAATACAGGGCCGGAACTGATCCTTCTGCTGTAAACGTGAAGTGACGTTCCAATCAAACGGTATCATGACGCCCTCCTGTGGGTTCTCGCAGAGCCATTCCCAACGGTTCCAACCACTACCACGGAGTGTGCAGGGCGGGTCAACAAGCCGGGAAAATGTATTTGGAAACGACTCTTCTTTTACAGCGACGACTGGCGCCTTGTTAATCTTGTCTGTCGAAGGATTGTATTGTCCATTCACATTCTTAGTTGTAGGACGGTTGATATTAAACAAATCGGATTCAACATCTGTCTTCATATACTGGGAGTTCTGTGCAGCACCCCACTTCTGTAAGCGTACTGTTGGCTCAGGTGCATAGGTTGAGTTGCAGTACTGAGGAGGAGCGTCCAACTGGTAGCGACCGGGGCCTGTCTGTACACGCAAGTCGTCTGTCATTTTGCCACCATCGTATAACCGTCTGCTAAACGCTTGGTTCTTAAGCGTGTCAATCGAAGCCATACTCTTATAGGGCGTCACGAAAAGAAAAAAAATGAAATATATGTTTCTCCAAATTTCAAATACAAAAAATGGAAAGCTCTCCAACAAACGATATTATTATGACTATATGTAGTCGTTGTAAGAAAGAGGTGCCTTGCCTAGCAAATGAAACCGAAGCGGAATATACGGAATCTGCCCTCTGTCAACCATGTATTCAACAGATCTTTGAAGAGTATAAGCAACGGGTTCTACAACAGATGCTAGAGGCAAAGTCAAAGAAGAAGTGATTTCGAACAATAAATTTAGTATTTTTTGTTTGAAACAAAGAGTTATTCCTCACAGGTCTAGAACCGCATAGGGTAGCATGTACCGGACTTGAGGGTCTGAGGTGTGCCAACACCAGGGAAGGTTGTGTACTGGCATGTAGGTAAGTTGCGAGGGGTTGTGTTTACGTTGCGGACGGCGCCAGTGCTCTTGTCACGAAAGGTGAAGGAAGGAGGCATGTCGGGGCATCCTGGGCCACCGAGAGCACAGGCTGGCTGGTACTGGCGCGCAATGCACTTGCTCTGAACGCGAGTGATGCCGAGTAAGTCGCTCTCTAAGTCAACCAAGTTACCTTCAATGTTCGAAACCTCAGCTCCACCTACAAGTCCGAGCGCATTACGGCACTTGTTCGGGTTCTCAAACTTTACCGGCATCTGTGTGTATGCAAACATGCCGAGTGATTGTTGGTCACGGACAGTGGCCATATCAGTGCTACCGATGCGGTTCCATGCTGAGTTCCATGGGGCGGCAGGGCTTTTGATCTCCATTATTTGGAGCATAAGATTTTTATCCTTAGCAGTTCATGTCCCTTACAAATTGGCGCGATGGGATTCCAGAACGTATCCAGCCGTTTGCAGCGACTTCGGGTACTAAGTTCGCCGGGTTCTGTATATGCTTGGCCAAATGGGGTACGAGCGGTGTGAAGTTATTGTCAAAGAATGTCTCTGTTACAGTTCCGCAAGGACGCTCGATGCGAGCAAATTCAGCGTATATCAATGAGCTCTCAACATCCGCATTTCCACGACCATTGCCCATATAGGGAACTGTTGCGAAAGGACGGCTCTGTAAATGGAGAGGGCACTTCTGGCGACCAGCTTGGTCAGCTTCATTACGGAGCTTGCTGTCCTGGTCAATCGACGCATTATTGTAACCGAAGCCTTCACGACCTAATAGTGTAGGGTTAGGGTACTCAACCTTTGCTGCTGCAGCCTGCGAAGGAACTAGATTGCGAACCTGATAGGCACCGGGGCCTGCGCTATCACGTACGTTCTGCGCCACTTCGCAGGAGTCGTCACGAACACGGGTAAATTCATTGATATTAAATTCGCCAGGATTTCTTGCAACAGTGCGTGGAAAAGGAGCAACTGACATCTTCTACCTCTCGGTTAAGAATATTTTGAACCGAGAACATAACATCCTGTGGCACGCGGCAAAAGACCCATCGATTTTAAACTACTTGTAGCTGTAAATCCTATAGACTTTCCTTTTTTATAGTCTTTTAGTGTCCGTTTAGCACGTTTAAGCGTCTTAAATGGACTACGTGAAACACGTCGAGTGTTCCAAGAGTTTGGCTTCTTTTCACATACCATCTTTCTGTTTAGGGTGCAGATAACCATGTGACTACACCACCTTCGCTTCCTGTCTTGCAGGCTGCATTGTTGCCTTCCTTGCATGTGCGTCCTGGTACACGGAATAACCAGTTTTGGAACGACTCCTGGTCATTCGGAATGCTTGTATTGGGTTGAACGACCCATGTACGCTGGTTTTGGTTGTGTTGGAATACATCGGTTGGGTCGCCATACATCTTTGTTTGGAATACATCAGATAGACGTCGGCTTTCATCCGAATTTGTGATACTTACGGCGGGACCACGTTTAGGGTTATCCTTTATTTCATTGATTAATACGTTCATAAAAGGATTAGGTCCTGTTGGCATTGTACGGTCTGTAGTACCAATCACATCAGCTATAGGTGTGCCCGCTACATCGGCTCCACCCACCATGTTCGGGAAGGGTGCACCTGGCGCAGTAAACAAGGTAGGTCCAACTATATCAACAAATCCTTCACGAAGTGTCCCTTTTGTTTTCATACCGTAATAGGCTGCTACTGATAAAACGGCGAGGCCAATCGTTATACCTAAGTAAGCACCTGTTGCATACAAGATGGACAGTAAAATGCCCAAGTAAAGGCCAAACCGAGTGAGCGCATTGAGAGCCGTTGCTGAGCAATTCCGTGCTTCCGCGGTAAAGGGAAAAAAATCCATATACCGTGTGTAGAGTATGTAAGGGTTCTCTGTCCAAAAGGGGTCACAGAAGTTCGAACTCATCTTACAGAGGCTTGCCATTTAGTTCTTCTTACCCTTCCTTGCCTTAGGGTCCTTTGCCTTTTCTTGATCAAGCTCCAAAAGAAGCGCTGCTTCAGCCGCAGCTGCTCGGGCCACATCTTCAGAAGTTACCACCGTATTCGTCATAGGTGTGCCACGGGTCGCTTTCTCGGCAGCCTTCTTTCTCAGACGTTCCTGTACTTCACGACGACGTGCTGAACCTTCGTTTCCAGTAGCCTTCTCCTGGCCCATCATCGCTTCACGTAGACCCTTGAACATCTCTGAGAATGCGTCATTCTCTGAGAACTCCTTCATGAGCTCTTCTGCCTCGGCAATAATATCCTCACGCTTGATATCACCACGCTGGAACTTACCCTTGAGTTTATTCGCAATCTTCTGGGCGATTGTCATCAACATTTCGGGCTTGGAGGTAAATACTTCTTGTAGGAAGGTAAAGACAGCTTTGGGATCATCGGTCTTAAGGAGTTCTGGGCTGATACCGAAGTCTTCAGGCTTGAGTTCAGCCACGAGCTCTTGCGCTATACGAGCAATATGACCCTTGAACATACGCTCAGGGATTTTGAAGTTGCCGGCAGCTCCGCTCATATCCTTGAAACCAAACCCTTCAGCCATCTTGGAGAGCTTCTCAAAGAGGTCGCCGAGACCGGCTTCACCAATTCCGCCACCCTTAAGCATATCCATCATCTTCTCCATGTCGGCTGCGAAGCCTGAGAGGTCAAAGAAACCGGATTCAGACTTCTGTGCAGCTAACAGCAACAGAGTGCTAATATACTTCCAAATAGCATCATGTGTCGTCTCGCTCAGCTCTGACCATAATCTCGACGTCATTACAAATCCTGGAACGAGTTCTACGCCTTCGGCAAACACGTTGTTTGACTTGGTAGCAACAGCTGAGACACGAGGACGCCATATTTCTGTAAAGCGCTCAGCGGCACCGGGTACAGATTCAGCCAAGGTTAGCGCCGTAGAATATTCGGGAAACGTTAACTTTAGTTCAGTTATGAACTGCGCGTACGTGGACTCGAATGTAGGAGTGGTCATTTGCTGTACAACTCCAAGAGTTGATTTTATACAGTAAAACGCATAGAATTTTATACAACAGCACGTTGTCCTAATACGACAAGGATCTTGCACCAGTTCCAAATCGCCTTCTTATTGACTTCACTCATCGTAACCCAATGGCGGTCAAAGATAACATAGGCGAATGCATAGTCCTTGAATTCACCATTCAGAAATTCTTTTGCAGTCGCAATGAGTGTAGTTTCGTCTTCAGCTAAAACAGGCTTATGAAAATCGGGGTAAATATTATCCATAAAACCTTTGTGAAGCATTTTTGGATTGTTCTTCTTCAGAAACTTTACGGCATCTAAGGCAGTTGAAAGCTCCTTCTCTTCTGGATAGGTTTCAACCAGCTCCTCCAAAAATGCCGTAAGCTGGTTATTAAATGCGCCCAAAGCAGTTGCCATAAATCTACTATAGTTTTCTAGGTCATATTTTTAGACCGGCGCTCAGGAGCGCCTGGACACGTGCCCTATGCGTCATTTCATTGGCTAATTTTGAAAACCTACGGTTTTCAAAATTGCTCAATTAAAATGCGCATAGGTCTAAGCCTTAGATAAACGAGAGCGCCTAGTTTTGCGTGTTTGCTTTCTGGCTTTTCTTGAGTGTCTTTTTTTGTTAGGAAACGTCTGACCCCTATGCATCACTAGGTTCATAGCACTACCTGTACCAATACCACCGGCAGGCGGTCCTTGGCTTCCAACACCTTGTAAATCATTTATATGTTGCCACGCATGTGGTTTGCCTTTACTTTCTGCTAACTCTTGCTTACGTTCCTCTCTACGGCGTATTTGTTCAGGTGTGAACCAGCCTTTTTGAGTTGCATATGCTGTCCATGCCGCAGAAAGACTTTCTGTATCATCAGCAGTTCCATTTTCACCAAAAATATCTATAAAAATCTTCGGGCGATAGGTTGCTAAAGTCATTTCATGCTGAGGCATTTTCCCTGATAACCATTGTGTCGCTGTACGGCACGAAGATTCTGTAAATAATTTTTTACCACTATCATACTCAGTATCATACGATACATTTTTCTTAGAGAAATGGAGTATATATTTGTAGTTTGAAAATGGATCTTCTTCTTTGGTTAAACCTTTGAATTCTCCAATATATGTGTCTGGATAAATGATATTTTTGTAAGGTGTCTGCTTATAATTTGTCTCTGTATGTTGTAGCAAAACATAGCATTTCCCTTTTTCAAGTGCAGGTACTGAACCAATCTTTCTAGATTTAAAAATTTGCATTAATGCTTCTTCGCTAGGATACGTTTGTAAATACGTTTCTAACTTATGATCGATGTAACTTTTCTGCAAGGTTTCTATCTGCTTTGCAAATGTCTGGAATACTTCTTGGTCCATTTAGTTTAGCAATAGTTTTTTAGCGACGGGCCGCTGGGCCAGGAATATCCATATCGCGCCGTTTTTGAAAGTCCTCAAATTCACGCAACAACGCTTCTTCTTTCGGTGACTTCTTCTCTTTTGGTGCGGGCGCTGCAGCCATAGGTCCGCCACCACCGAACATAGACGCAGGCACTAGAGATTCAAAGTTACGTCCAATTGGATTGTACATCTTATCGGATGTCTTACCATCGGTTGAGCCTAAGAAACTGTAGTTGTCTGACCACTTGGAACCACTCATCTCGTAACTATGGTAAGCTTCAGGACCTCCAGAGCCTGCTCCTCCAGGTGCGGGTCCAGAAGGAGGTGGCGGCGGCGTGCGTGCTCCACTGGTAGGTTTTGCACTCATATCGGGATTATAGACAGGTTGTGATAACGGCATATTTCGTTCAGCGGTTGACTTTGTATTTGCAGCTACAGAGCCGCCCATCTTACGTTCGAAGAGCCAATTGTTGACAGGACCGGGGCCAACTCTAGGTTCAGATTCGCCCGCAGCTAACATGGATGGTACAGATTTGAGCCAACGAGGGAGAGTCGGTCTGCTCGGACTAGGATCAACACAGACGAAGTTGAATTCCTTCATGAAGGGTGTTGTTCTGAGTTCCTCCAAAAATGCCTGGCAATACCGACATTTCGAGCCGTAATAAAGAGTGTTTTTACTCATTGTTAGAAAGGCAGGGGGTTTCAGCGAGAGTTTGGTGCCGCGTTGTCGGCTAAGCGGCTGTGTCGGTTTTCCTGCCAAGGCGTTCCGCCTGGCAGGAAAACCTTTAAAAATTGATACTCCTCATATTAATTAGAAACGATTTCAAAGATGTTTAGCGATTATCAAGAAAGTGGACCTACGCTATTCAAGGGCACCTCAAAGCTAGCAGCTACATTCCGGTTCACGAACTCGAATGTTACTATGGCAAATACTCTTCGTCGTGCTATTTTGACCATGACCCCCAGTGTAGGGTTTCGCACAGAGCCCTACGAGAAGTCAGATGTCCAAATCAGCGTCAATACAACGCCTCTCGTGAATGAGATGATTGCGCACCGTGTGGGCATGATACCGATTTGCATCACGGACCTAGCAGACTTCAATCCTGAGCTTTACGAGTTTCATCTAGATGTCAAGAACGACGGTAAGGACGTCCTTGACGTTCGTGCCGCAGACTTCAAGGTCTTTATGAAAAATCCTGAAAATCCTCTCGATATGCCTACACAGCTCAAGACAGAGGATTATTTCCCTCCCGATCCTATCACAGGTGATACAGTTCTTATCACTCGTCTCCGTCCCCAGTGGAACCCTACGGCACCAAAGGAGCAGCTAACACTCAAGGCCAAGGCCTCTGTCAGCACAGGCCATGAAAACATCCGTTACTCACCTGTTTCACAGGCCAGTTATGAATACACACGGGATCCTACACCAGAGCACGTAGAGCTCGTCTTCAAGAACTGGCTTTCGGCAAATAAGAAGATTGACGACCCTGCAGCTGCGCAACCTGATGTTCTAGATACGTATCGCCGTGAGTTCAATACAATGGAAATTCAGCGATGCTATCTGAAGGACGAACGCGGTAATCCCTATGACTTCACCTTCTTTATCGAATCGATAGGTGTACAGCCTATCCCGATGATTATCGAAAACGCTCTGAATGCGGCTACAACTCTTGTATCAAAGTATATCGATGTCGACACGGTTCTTCCTGAGACTATGCGCCTAGTTCAGTCTGATACTCGTTATCCTGCAATCGACGTCTACTTCCAAGACGAAAGCCATACACTCGGTAATCTTCTAGAGACCTATATCGTTGACAATCACATTGACGGTGAAGCACAGCCATCTGTTTCATATGTTGCCTACAAAGTTCCGCATCCGCTCAAGAAGGAGATGTTTGTGCGAATTGGCCTAGCGCAGGAAGAGGACGTTGAGACCCAGAAGAACATCGCTCTCAACGTTATGGCTGCAGTTACACGTGCGCTTAAGGCACAGCTAAAAGACCTGAGTGTTGCATGGTCCAATCAAAATAAACCGCCTGCCTAGTGTAGTATGGATCCAATGAACATCGCCCTAGTGGCTTTTATGGTTACACTTGCGATTGGTCTATTTTTGTATTTCCGGCCTAATACCTTCAGCACAAAGGAAGGCTTTGCTACACTTGCCTTAGATAACGAGACTATGCCAAAGTGCCTACTTCGTGACGCTGAAGCGCAGCGACTCTTGGCGCGGTTCCAGGCATTCTCGGTCACAAGCCCGAATTCAACACAGGGCGAGGCCTACGCTGAACTTAAGCTCATTGTTCAGAAGCTGCTCTGTATGGATGCAGATATCACAGGCAGCGCAGCTGGCCCATATAGTTCCTACACGTTGCCCTTCGCAACTGCCCATGATACAGAGCCACCGGCGAGTTTTGTAGGCCGTTGCGTTCGCCATGCGGCCCGTCCTCTAGACGTAGAACTCACAATGGACAAATACGAAGGTCGTGGCCTAGAACTCATCAAGACCCTCTGCTTCGACGAGCCCCAGCGCAAATCAGCGTCCACAATGTTCCACGATATCGTCGCCCGTGTCACTCGCAATATCATGCGTGCCTGCACTGTAGAAAAAGCGTCTCTAGATATACCAGCGGGTGTAAGAGATCCAGGATATTATACTCCTCCTCAGTTACAAACTCTGCGTCCCTACTCAATCACGGGTGATGCACCACAGTTCATCTAGGCCGCTTGCGTTCAAATTCAAACCCGGTAATCTAGCAACACTGTATAAAATGCCAAATATCAGGACGTTAACGGGTCCTATGCAAACGATAAGATTTACAGAGCCAACATCACGTGTAAATCTAATGGTTCATGGACAAGGAGTAGTTTTGTTCGAAACTCAGGGAGACTGTACGTTAACGTTTTTGAATAAAGATGGTACGGATGGGTTGACTGTCACTTTAAACTCAAAAGAGTTCCTAACAGAACACATAGCGAATAAGGATAAATATGTGTCACAAGGCAAAAATAGTGGGTTGAGTACTAAATCTGGATCCTACTATTGGTACAGTCTTGATTCGCAAAACCAACGGTTCTTAGCAGGCGTAGGTGAACCGCGTGTAGAAACAGCTTGCTACACATATCAATTTGATAGTACTGATAAATTGTGGGAAGCGAATAAGACACTTTTAGAAAGTCTAGTCTATGTTACCTTTTCGGAGTCGGTCAAGCCAATACGATTACTAAAGGATCCAATCACTTTAACAGTTCCGCTACTTTTAAAAGCCTCGAGTGAATTGACTATGGACGATGTTGCTGGATCATCCTATTTACCTAATTCTGCGCTTTCTCCAGCGGCCCAAGCTATGTACAATTGCGTTTCAGGAAAGAACTTTGTACTTAACACTCCTGATTTTCCAGAGTTTACTCAAGCAATTGAATATAGTATAAAGACGCCTGGAATGTGGTGTAATACGCGACTAAAGCAAAAATCAACTGAGTTTGGTAAGGATCCACAGCCGTTAGAAACGTATCTCAGAATTACTCTGGGCCAGAACAACGGCGAGTCTCCAGGCATTCCTTACGTAATGGAAATCTGGCCTGTAGGACATTACTCTCCTATTCATAACCACGGTGGTGCCAATGCAGTTATCCGTGTTTTACATGGAAGTATTCACGTAAGTCTGTTTCCTTTCTTATGCGATGATGATGGAGGTGTTGAACCATTCGGCGAAAAGGATTTCAAAAAGGATGATATTACCTGGATCAGCTCTACGCTAAACCAGATACATAAGCTTAAAAATTTAGACACAAATACCGACACATGTATAACTATTCAATGCTACATGTATGATATAGGGGATACTAAACACTATGATTATTTTGATTATACTGGAACAAACGGCGGAAAGAACCAGTATGAGCCCGACTCGGATATGGACTTCATAGAGTTCAAAAAGACGATGCGGAAGGAATGGGACGCATCGCCAGAGGTAAAGTTTTCTAGACGACGTAATAATCCTATGATTACTATTTCTAGGGCTCCGCCTGTTGTGCCAGCCACAAATCAAGTTATTCAAATTGCTCCAAGGCCGGCAGATCAACCAGTGGTAAAACCAATAAGAGTTAAAAAGCAAGCATCAAGACCCGTAGTTCCACCTGTTGTACCTACTCCAAAGTCAATAAAACAATTAGTTGCACCAGCGTCAAAGCCAGTTGTTCAAACTGAGCCTGTCAATATGCAAGAAGTCAAACCTGTTACTAGATTGTCAGCATCTGATTTAAACTTTCTTGTTCATAGACAAAAGCCTAAATTCTAATAAAAAGAGGAAAAATTGGTTAAAAATTTTTAGAGTTTAATTGTAAAATGAATGCCAAGGCTTTCCGATATACAGAACAGACAAGTGTTGTTGACACAATTCCCGGTATAGTTTCTACTATTGCTACAGCACCCTTGTTTGTTTCCACGATTGCTAAAGCACCCGTAGCCGTTTCCACGATTGCTACAGCACCCGTAGCCGTTTCCACGATTGCTACAGCACCCGTAGCCGTTTCCACGATTGCTAAAGCACTCTTAGCCGTTTCCACGATTACTACAGCGCCTTTAGTCGTTTCTACTATTGCTACAGCGCCTTTAGTCGTTTCTACTATTGCTACAGCACCCGTATCCGTTTCTACTATCACGAAAGCACCCGTAGCCGTTTCTACTATCACGAAAGCACCCGTAGCCGTTTCTACTATCACGAAAGCACCCGTAGCCGTTTCCACGATTGCTACAGCGCCTTTAGCCGTTTCCACGATTGCTACAGCGCCTTTAGCCGTTTCCACGATTGCTACAGCACCCGTAGCTGTTTCTACTATTGCTAAAGCGCCCCTAGCTGTTTCTACTATTTCTACAGCACCATTAGCCGTTTCCACTATGACTAAATCGCCCGTAGCTGTTTCTACTATTGCTTCAGCACCCTTAGTTATTTCTCCAGTTCTCGTATCTGTTTCAACTATTGCTAAAGCAATAGAACCCATATCTACAGTTGTTTTTGGAGAAACCGTAGCTGTTTCTACTTTGGCTACAACTGCGCCTTTACTAGCAAGCGTAGAAGTCCCTAAAACTGAGCCTGATTGGAAACGTAAAATGCGTGAAAAAGCTGCAGCCGAAGCTGCTAGGAAAGCTGCAGAAGAAGCTGTGAAGAAAGCGAGTATAGCCTATTTGTATAAAAAGTAGTTAATGTGCTAACAAATATCGCCCATAAGCAAACATCTGACGTAGTGCGATTTGTTGTATCGGGTCAAGTTCCTTGAACCGTTCTAAAACATAGGCTACAATCTCCTTCCGTTTTTTAAAGCATGCATGAATGTAGACCTTCTCTAGAACGTATTCCCATGGAACATTAGTGTATTCAGTTTGAGCAAATTCTGCATAGGCTTGAAACCCTATAAAATCATTCTTATTTATCAATTCCTTGAATGTATAAATAAGGTCTTCAGTCATCCTTTATTGTAGTCTAAGCAAAATCGACATTCCAACTTTTCTCACCTTCTAGCACATCACGTAAGAACCAATTCTTCGCTTTCCCATCAGTGGACTTAGTATAATATGCATGCCCAAAGTCAATAATCCAGACTTTATTGCTGTCAATTTCTAGAACAAAATTATATGAAGTTATGTCAATATATTCAATCCCTTCACATTCAAAGAGGACTGCAAGTATCCTGTGAATTTCTTTCCATATCCAATCGGGAACCATCTTAGGGTCGTCGGTATAGACATCCGCTAGACAAAGTCCCTTTATCCTATCCATCTGGACCACGTTTCCATTAACGTAATGTATGCGTGGTGCGAACCCATACTTTGCAGCAATCTCCTGTAGTTCAATCTCAAGAGGTGAAGCGACAACTTTAGTAAACATACTTACTTAATTGTTTGAAGTTATAAGATCCATTTTAGGCCTTTAAGCGCAATTGCATCCACCGGGCGACATAAGCATAATTAGCACAGCCAGCCCTAAGATCTGCCACACGGACTTGGCCGGCTTGACGGCCGGAACTAAGGCAACAAGAACGTTATTCCACAGATACTTGCCCGCAAAGAGGATAATAACAAGCAGGATGAAGACTGTGATAACAGAGACCAGGGCTACGCGCGCCGGTGTGTTGCCGACGCCAGTCTCAGACGCAAACGCCTCTGTCTTGGCGAAGTCTGTTGTATCGATCGCCGCATTTACGCCATTCGCAATCACTGAGCCGAACATATTTCTATTGTTGCTCAATAAAAAACGTTTTCAAATGTTCAATAACATGTTTTGAGGTCTGGCCGTCCCCTAACCATTCTGTCTTCATAACCTTCTTTCCTGTTTCAATATCGTTAATCCATTGGAATACTTCATCCGTATTTTTTTTGAATTGCACACTACAATTGTTAACATAACTCTGGGGACGTTCAGAATAATCGCGCGGCACGACGACAGGTGTTCCAAGTAAGGCAGGCTCCTCCTGACCAGTTCCACTATCACTGATAATAAAACGGCAATGGTAAACAGTAGTTAAATAGGTTTTGTAAGGCATTAAGGGCACCATCTCTATTTTTCCTAAATCTAAGCCATTTTTAGAAATCATGTCTTGAAGACGTTTAAAATACAGCATTTTGACGGGTAATCCATACTTTATACTACATTCATTGGCAAACTTAAAAATACGTACAAGACGTGGTAAATCGTTAAAATTCTCTGGCCGATGAATATCAAGTAAGATCATATCTTTCCGCTTTTCACAATTCATAATGCTATCTTTAAAAAGCATAAACGGTTCGACAATTGTATTACCAACTACATGAACATTCTTTACGATATTTTCCTTAGCTATTTGCTGCTTGTAGTCTTCATGATATACAAATAAGATATCACTGCAATGGTCACAAACAGTGCGATTGAGTTCTTCGAGCATTCGTTTATCATAAGAACGCATACCTGCTTCAATATGACCAATTCGGTAGCCTTCCTTCTTTAAGGGTAGCGAAACACAAGCCGAGTTTGAGTCGCCAAGGAATAAGATTAAATCGGGCTCGATATGATTATCCTTTAACAGTTTTGGCACAGCTGTAGATAAATAACTCAATTGTTCATAGTGATTAGTGGCAGATTTTCCAGTGTCAAGTATATAGTCAGGCTTCCTTATAGAAAGTTCCTCAAAAAAGACGTCAGATAACAATGTGTCATAATGTTGGCCTGTATGGATTAAGATATGATGGAAATTCGCATCAAGTTCCTTAAATATCACAGACATACGAATAAAATCTGGGCGAATGCCTGTTATCGTCACAATGACAGGTTTTTTCAATCCTAGACGATATAATTTTTCTTTTAATGTATTTTCATTTTCTGAAATATCAATGTATTTTGACGATTTTCTATAGTACAATATCTTTAGCTTAAATAATTCTTCATTCAAAGGTAACTTTTTTGCCCATTGTTCACCAGAACTTACATGAAATAAGTGAATTCCACCACATTTTACCACTGTATTTGCTACAGAAAGAATGGGAATACCAAGAGATGTTATTTTAAGAACTAAGTCGTCGTCATCCCACGCATTACCAAATGTATAGTCGTAACTAAAACCATTTATTGTTTCAAATACATTACGACTCATTGCAGTCAGAAAATGATATTTTCTATTAATTTCATTTGTGTGTTGATACCAGCCGCTAAACAATTTTTCATCAAATACTGATATATCTAATGTATTTTTTTTATAAATTTCCTCATTTGTTATAAAACTAGTTGACACTTTTACATCAAATGCGTAGTATGACTTAGTATCTAGGTTTTTCTGAATGTATTGTAAAACGTCACCAACATGACACACTTCAGCATTTTGTATTATAACGTAGCTTCCTTCTACAAACTTAAAACCTATATTATAGTTTACACAGGGATTAAACCAATCCTTCTTTTCTTTATTAATCTTAATAAAATCAATGTAAAATGGGAATTGAATAAGTTTCTCAATACGAATAGGATCTGTATCAGAATCGTCAATGAGTATAACCTGTATGTTTTTGAAAGAGCTCATAGTAAAACTTTTTAATGTATAGTAAGTTTGTTCAGAACGATTGGACGCCGTCATAACAATAGAGATAGTATCATTTGACAGTTGCTGTGCATTTATGACATGATGGTCATAATAATAATTTGTTTGAACTCTAGATTTTATATCAAACAACTTTTGCGTATTATGAATAACATGGTCCATTTATAAAAAGAAAATAGCTATAACTCTTTAAGCTGTTGAATTAGAACCCTAGTGCTGATAGTTTGTTTTGAACAGTGGTCTCATTTTCTAAAATATCAATATAGTTTGAAGTTCTTACGTAGTATTCATTCTTTATTTGAAATAATTTGTCGTTTAATGGCAACATTTTCCCCCACATATCTGGTGAAAATCCATGGAATAAATGAGCGCCGCAACAGTTGACTATGACATGACTTAGACAAACTATAGAGATATTAAGAGCTGTAATTTTGAGAACAAGGTCGTTGTCATCATAAGCATTTCCAAGTGCATAGTCGTAACTAAATCCATTAATTTTGTTGAATACATCACGGTTCATTGCAGTCAGAAAATGAAATTTATTGTTTCTTATGTTCACATTTTGGTACCAAATTCCCCATAAGCTCTCATTTAATACAGACATGTCTAAGGTATCTTTTTTGTAAATTGCTTCGTTTGTATCATAATTATAGGATGCATTAACGTCAAATACGTAATACGATGTATTATCAATATTTCTTGAAATATAATCTAAAACGTCACCAACATGACATACTTCAGCATTTTGTATGATAACTTGTGCCCCTTTTACAAATTTGAACCCAATATTGTAATTCACACACGGATTGAACCAGTCTTTTTTAGACTTATTAATCTTTATGAAATCAATATAAAAGGGAAATCGTTGTAATTCTTCAATAAGGATAGGATCCGTATCAGAATCGTCAACAAGCACAAGATGTATATTTTTGAATGCACTCTTTGTAAAACTGCTCAAAGAAAAATAAGTTTGTTTAGAGCGATTTGAAGCCGTCATCACAATTGATATAGTGTTATCTTGTAAGCTCTGTTCATTAACTATACTATGATCATAATAATAATTTGTTTGAACTCTAGATTTAATATCGAATAGTTCCCTTGTTTTAAAGAGAACATGGTCCATTTTATATTTGAAATAAAGCTAATTCTTTAAGCTGTTGTACTAGATCTGTTATATGGAATGAACTACTCTCATTATAGAGTGTACTTAGAGTTTTATCAACTTGTGTGGGGCCATTACTTTCTTGGATGTCTATATTCAGGCTGTAAGCGTCTTTCACAATCTGTAACAATTCATATTTACTAACCGCCCGTGGTGACAAGATATGCCGAACGCCTGTCCAGAATAAGTTCTTTTCAATCATCTGCCTTAGAACCTTGCAGTACTCTAGACAGGTGATCCCGTTCCACATGTGGTTCTTCCATCCTTGGATTGTTTTTCCTTCGTTTTTAAAGACAAACTCGACTAAGGACGCCTTGTTTAAAAGCTCTCTACCAATAATTGAGCTACGAAGAACCGTGCATCCTAGCGGTTCTCCTAATGATTTACTCATACCGTAGACACCACGTTCATCGTGAGTGTCAGTTTCAATATACGCACCTTTTACTCCAGTATAGACGCAATCGGTAGCAGGCTGGATCATCTTTGCGCCATATCGTTGACAAACAGTCCATAGAATATGAGGAAATATACTGTTGACTATAAAGTAATTCTTTTCATCACCGACATGCCGTTGAGGAATTTTTCCAATGCAATTAATTACACAGGTTTCCGAATCCAGACCCTTACCAATCAAAAGGCGTTCAATCTCGCCGAGTGTCTCGGCTGTTACACGAAACTCTGAAACCACCTGAATAGGAAATCCCAATTCAGAGAAGTACTTATAGATATAGCCACCTAGCATACCTGTGCGGCCAAGCAAGATGAGCTTCGTAATCATTTATAAACTCTATGCGTTTCAAGGGTCTAAATGAACACTACGGAATGATTAGAACAAATGTTAAATAACAAGAAAATCCTGCTTTTTGGTGGCTCAGGTTCCTTAGGAAATAAGTTTATTGATACTTATATACAAAACAATGTAATCACAAATTATTCACGCGATGAATGTAAGCATTGGGAAATGAGTATGAAATACAAGACGCCAAATCTGTCGTTTATCATTGGTGATATTCGTGATTATAATCGCGTTGAAACAGCTATTCTTAGGGAGCAACCGCATCTGATTGTTATTATGGCTGCTCTGAAGCATATTGACCGATGTGAATATGCTATTCAGGAGTGCATCCAGACAAACTGTTTGGGTCCGATCAATGTGTTAAACGCTGTCGAGGCGAATGCAGATCGTCTTACAAATCTAGAGTGTGTAGTCATGGTGAGTACGGATAAGGCGTGTGAGCCAGCAAATGCCTATGGCATGGCGAAGGCCTTGGCGGAAGCAGCGATTGTTGAAAAATCCCTCTTTATAAAGTCTGTAAAGTTCGTCAATGTTCGCTATGGTAATGTATTGAACTCCCGTGGAAGCATTATTCCTATTTTGCATGAAAAGGGCAGAGATTCAGAGGTCAAGGAGTTTTCTTTAACACATGAGGATATGACACGATTTGTAATGACGTTAGAACAAAGTGTTGCTCTCATTGAATATGCGGCCCTGGAGGGCGAGTCAGGAGATACAGTCATACCAGAACTTATCTCGATGAAACTGAAGGATTTAATGGACATCTTCTCAGCGAAATACGAGAAACCTGTCCGAGTTACAGGATTGCGCCCAGGTGAGAAGATGTTGGAAAGCTTGATTAGCGAGACACAGGCACTAAGACTGGTGAAGACTGATAAAGGATACCTCCATATTAAGCCATCCTATAAGAACTATTTGGTAACCGATGATGTGAAGAATTATAATAGTAGGCTTAATCCCTTGTCGAAAGAGGAGTTACATATTTTTTTACTGAAAGGAAAATTAATCTAAACATTATCAATATAAAATCCTCCATTTAGAAGATGATCTTCTTTATTCTCATTAGTTAACTCTTTAGTATCATCTATAATAATATGATACTTGTGAGAGCTGATTACCTTTGTATCGATATCTACATTATTAGAGAAATATTCTTTAAAACAAGGTACGTGGTCATGTTTTTTTCCTAAATCTAAGATACGTATTTTTTCAGATGGAAATTTAGTTATACAATTATCAATGAGTATTTCAAATTTATTAGTATCAAATGCACAATTGTATTTTGTAGATAGCTTTTTAAGTGTACATTCAGTCTTATCGATTTTATTTAAGAATAATGGTGTTATTTTACAAACTGTATTTTCATAGTATGTAGACCACAATAAAGCGTTTTCAAGTGTATTTGTTGACAGAACATAGTCTTTTTTTGTTGCTAAAAATTGTATGAATAATTTTATGGTGGTTGCCATAGTATCTAAATAGGATAAGGGCCAATCTGGAGGCATTCGTATATCCTTTTCACCAATAAAATTCACCAATGTCCCTTTTGTATCTTGATTTAAATCTTCAATTATCTGATTTGATACTGATACTAAATTAGTCATTCCTGAATATTTATATTCTTTGTAAGCTAAATCAAAAATTAAAACGCGAGGTAGTTCGCCTAATACTTCTAGGAACAATTTCCTTCCACTTTTGAATGACCCATGTAAATCAAATAAAATGCAAGTATCCTTATTGTAAGTGCGTTTAATATATTGTTTATAATCTTCATTGTAGTTACTGTTTATTATACGACTTGAATGAAAAGTTATAGATGAATATTCAGGATAAAGAAAGTTGAATAGTTTTTTAATTAAACAACCGTCTCTAGTTACAAATAAGACTGTTGTTCTATTTTCTTCCTTTAAGATTACGTTTAGCGACCTACAAATGAAAAGCAATAACGGTATATTATATTCAATTTGTTGACTAAATATTAAATATTCAGTGGTGTTCTCTTCATAAGGGTTTGATAAGCGGAAGGTGCGCAATAGTCTACATAAGTTGAAATCGATATGGATTAATTGTGACTCTAAACTAGTAAATTTATGAACCGTAGTAAATATAGTTGGAATGTTATGTTGCTTAGCCATTGCTATGTCGGAATGAGGATTGTCACCAATATGCCATACAAAACTGTAGTCGTTCAATAATTGTGGCCAAATTCTCCCACTCGATTTACCATCGGGCCGAACAAATAATTTGATATCCTTATCAATTTTATGATAATGTAGCAATTTTATGAGTTCATCGTGTGTTAAGTACATATCAGAAACTAAAATATCTCCATCCTGTATTTTAGAAATATTTGTCATAATCGGTATAGTATTTTCCATCTCAGTCCTCAGCTCGAAAGCTCTTAAAGCAGCAATCAATTCGTCGGTATCGCCTGTTATCCGTTGAAAGTGTTTGTAAATATCTGCAATAGTATTATTAGATTGCACATGAGCGGTATGCCTTATATGTCTGAAGTTTGGATATGGATAGTTCTTTTCAATAATACTATAGATATCTAAAGGATCTTGTACAGTTCTAGCAAGCAATGTATCAAAAATATCAAATGAACGTACTGTTTTCATTTTGTTATAATATGTGTTTATTTTTAGACCATACCCGGCTAAGTTTAACATTAGAATTTATTAACTATGTAACACTTAAAAGATGAAAATAGGTTGTATCGGTCGGGGAATGGTTGGAGACGCAATCTTTAATGGATTACAGGATATCAATCATACTTTGAGTTTTTATGATCCTAAGTTTATCGATAGTAAAATGGAAGATGTACTCTTTACCGAATGTGTTTTTATAGCTGTACCAACATTGCCTAATGAGAAAAACGAGTGCGATCTTACAATTTTAAAAAAAGTACTTGATGATTTAAATAATTTTAAATACAATGGCATCATTTGTATTAAAAGTACAATTACTCCAGGGACTACACAGAAAATGATTGATACATACAGCAATGATAAAATATGCTATTGCCCTGAGTTCTTAAAAGAACGTTGTGCGTATGATGACTTTGTGAAACATAATCCTATTTGTGTTGTGGGTACAAAATCAGACATTGCGTTTTCAGTTATTAAGGATATACATGCGCCTATTTCTAAGATTTTCAAACAAGTTAGCCCAATTGAAGCCGAACTTACAAAGTATATGCAGAATGTATTTAATACATACAGAATATTATTTGCGAATGGATTTTATGAAATCTGTAAACATAATAATGTAGAGTATGATAGTGTCTTGAATTCATTGCTTGAGCGGAAAGAAATGGATTCAAAGTATATGAAATGTAATGAAACTTTACGAGGGCCGTCTGGGCCTTGTTTAGTTAAAGATACATTGGCATTCAGTGCTTATGTGGAGACGCTTAACATGAAGATAAAACCAAAACTGTTTTCTACTATGGTAGAAGATATGAAACTTTATCCAAAGACAGTTATAGAAGGAACAAGAACAGAAGAAGAGTATTTTGGCAAGTTACTTAACAATAGCATTTAGGTTATTATATTTTATAAGTTCTCCAAGCGAAGGAAATTTGTATAGAATCGCATTTGTGCTCCCTTCATTTCCTTGCCAACGTACATGTAAACGAGGGCGTATTTCTCGCATTTGCTTAGTTAAAAACGGTTCCCCAAAATTATATGCGCCTGTGTATAAAAGGATTGTCTTATTATGACAGTATTGAGATATTTCACCGCCGCCAGAAATTTCACTAATAACAACTTGACATAAGTCGTGGTTCATCAGAGCACAATAGAGTGAAAAGTCGCTAATATAGGTTATCTGTTTTTTTGGGCTATCTAGTTTTTCTACAGGATAAGATGTATAACAAATTATAGAGCTATCTATATCCTGAAGCGAATTAATAAGCTGCTGACAACTTTGCTTTCCCTCCCAAACATGGTTTGAAGAATTTACAATACGCATATGTATAATAATAAATTTTTTCCTTATTAAGTCAATATTAGTAATACTAGGATAATCAATATTGTTTAGTAAATAGCGTACGTCAGCTGCATTATTACCATACAGAAATTCTTTAAAATCAAATGTTAGCTTCTTTGAAAAAAAAGCCAATGTTTCTTCACTGACAGGTCTGTTAATGTAGTCGGTCTGCATGAATTCTGTTAAATCGACTATCTCATCAGGATTAATCTGCAATTTCTTAAATACATTGTGTGTTATTACATTTGTAAATAGTTTGGTATACAGGATACACCTATCTTCTGTTCTAGTCACAATTGTATCAGACTCTGAGATACAGTTATGATGAAGAAGTTGACATAATACGTAGCGAGACATGTGAATTTCATGCCCTAAAGCGGTAGTTTCACAATGGCTTGCAATATCAGAACATACTATAATATACATTTCATGTATTATTATAATAACCAAGTGTTTAAATCAATACAATTAATAATTTAGAGCAGTTTTAAAATGTTATTCGGTATTTTATCAAAAATTTATTAGATTGCTATGATATATGGTTTACTATAATTTACAACATCTCGTTCAAGAAGATTCTCAAGAAGTTTGGGGTCCAATTCAAGATGACGAGGCTCTATTTTTATATTCTATTATCCGTTGTAAAAGAATATCAAGAATTCTTGAAATAGGTGGATTAAGTGGATATAGTGCAAAAAATTTTTTAGAGGCGCTTAAATTCCCGGGCAATAATGGTATTTTATATACATGTGATATAAATGAAGTTCCTAAACAAAGTGATAATCATAAAATTTTAACAAAAGATGGTAGAGATCTTACTATAGATGATATTGATAATAAGCCAATTGATATGATTTTTTTTGATTGTCATGATATGGTTCAAATGGATATATATCATCGCTTATTGAATTCAAATATTATTAATGATAAAACAATAATCGCATTACATGATACAAATTTACATTTCACACAATTTCACCCAGATGCAAAATTTATTCCGTCTGAAAATGGATATGTTGGATGTGGGTGGGTAGAACGCGTAATGGTTAATCAATTTAAAGATTTAGGATATGATATATTTAATATTTTTACAGATGCTTCAAATCATTCTATAGATTTCCCTTTTCGTCATGGCATTACTGTATGCCAAAAAAATAAAAAATTGTTAGTATAATTATCCCAAAGAACATATTCTTACTTTCGCGGTCTATCTGCATTTTATCTACGATATTGTCCAAAGCATATTCAATATTTAACACAATCTGCTTTTAATGACGTTGCCTTTAATTTTTTGTAAAAATCTAAAGCCAACGAAATTTTTGTAACCAAAATAGGATTTGTAAGCTTGTTTTAAATACCACCTATTTCAATCTGAGTTTTTATCCAAGGTATAATCTCGTCTAAGGCTACCTCTAAAGGCGTATTACATTCAATATTGAGTATATCTTTACTTTTAGTAACATCTGGTATACGTTTTTGTACATCGTACGTGAAAGGTGTATCGACTTCATATTTGAATTCTTTTCCTGGATGTATTTTGTTCCATATAACCTGCGCTAGTTCTAAGACCGTATGTCCAACAGGTGTTGAAATATTGAAATCATTATTAATCGCCTTAGAGTTTACAATACATTCATAGAAACCATTCGCTAGATCTCCAGCATAAGTGTAATGACGTATCTGATTGCCTTCACCGAGAATATGTACAGGATATTGACCTTTTAGCATTTTTTGAACTAAATCCGGGACAACGTGACTCATTGCAAGCTTAATATTACCAGAATAACACTCTGTTTCTAGCTTAGCACGTTTTTCACCTATGCCAATAGCGTTAAAAGGGCGAATAATTGTATATGGTAATTTATGCTGTTCCCATGCGCCCTGAGCCCAATATTCAACCGCTAACTTTTGAAACCCATAGGTGCTGAGTGGAGGAGGAATAGTACGTACCTCAGATTCCTTGCTAGGCCATGTGGTCGTAGATTCATAAACCATGCTAGATGAGACAACAACAATCTTTTCAAACTCAGCAGAGTGCTCTTTTGCAAACAAACAGGAATCGAACGCGGCAGCTGTAATCAGTTCATTTTCACGCAGTAAGAAATATGCAAGTTCATGGAACATAGAGATGCCTCCAATAATTGCCGCGCCACAGACAAATACATTGATTTTGTTATCAATCATAATTCTTTTAAGAAATTCGGTGTCTTTTGCATCGGCTTCAATAAAATGAAAATTAGGGTGATCATCGTAGGTTTTTTTCATCTTTCCATACTTCCAGAAGTTATCTATACCCCATACGGAATGTCCTTCCTCTAGAAGTTTATTGATTGCGTATCCCGCAATAAAACCGTGGCTTCCTGTCCATAAAATATTCTTGCTCATCCTATATAAATGATTTATGTCCCGGTCTCTTTAGGTGAGCTTATTGATAAGATAACGATACTTAAAATTAAGTTGGCCAAAATATCTGATACGAATAAACTAAATAATGTTCAAAAGGAATATGTAGAACTTTCAAAAATTATGCTAGAACATAACATCACGGAAAATCATCAGTTATTTAAAGACTTATATACTTTAAATCTAGAGTTTTGGGAATATCACGATTGGCAACGTGAGCAATGGAAACTATACGACGAATCTGTTATTAATATACAGCTGTATAAGAAGAACAGAGAGGAGCATATATTAAATGATAAGCGCGCAGAAATAAAGAAGAATATTAATACACTCTTTAAATCTGAAATTGTTGAAGAAAAACAGTTTATTAGTTATAATATCTAGTTGCGCGTTCTCTAGTATACTTTTAAACCCGGAGTAATTTGTATATGGATATTAAATACTATTCACAAATTGAGCAGGATAAATATTTTATTGAAAATATCAATAAGGGAAAGAGAAATGGATATTTTGTGGATATAGGAGCTAATGATGGTATATCCTTTTCAAATACATATGCTCTTGAAAAGTATCTGGGTTGGAATGGCTTATGTGTTGAGTTAGATGATGCTACATTTACAAAACTTAAGGAGTGTCGCACCTGTCGTTGTGTTCAAGAATGTGTGTTTAATGAAACAGGGATAGAAAAAGAAATAGAAGTTCCTCTTGCTAAAGAAATACCTGAAGGCAATCATATGCTTATTCGTTTAAAAGATTTGCCATTGTATGAAAGTGGCAAATATTGTTATTTTCCAGAGCAATTTAAAGATATTAAGACCTATAAGAAGATTACAAAAACGCTTACGCAGATTTTTTTAGAAAATCATGTTCTTTCAATTATTGATTATATGAGTATTGATATTGAGGGATCTGATTTAGCTGCATTACAAGGCTTAGACTTTTCTAAGTATAAGATAAAATTTTTAACGATTGAATGGGGTGGCGGAAGTCATTCTTATTTAGATGAAATAAAAACACTTTTAGAAAAAAATGGATACAAACTTCTTCGTATTAATAACTGGGATGCTGAGTTTGTTCCAAGCGTTTGATTAGCTTCAACAATAATAAACTTATCAACCAAATCGTATAACTTCTTTCAAACGAATATCAAGTACATCAAACTCGTTATAAAACATAAACGTATCAACTATCATTTATTATACCCTATACACCTCCTTAAACTTCTCAGGGTCCGCACGCAAAAGACGTAACCGGTCCTTCTCGACATCCTCTGGGTCCTCTGGCCGCCGCACAAAGTATGCCTTGACCCGCTTATTCAAATCGGCATCATTTCGGCTCATGTACGAAATAGTTACAAAGATGCGCTTCGCCGAGCCTCCACACGCCGCCGGCTCAGGATTACCATGCCATGCATAGTCATTGCAGGTAAATAAAACAAGTCGGTTAAATAAAGGTGCGATTGTGGCTGCACGGTCTACAATCCTAGCATCACTAAAGCTCGCATTGGTTCCATTCCAAACTTCTAGCTTACATCCGTACTCCTCCTTCCACTCAGCACTCAGATACAGTCCTAACGTCAACTGTTTCTTCAAACCCATCTTGGGATGAATACCAGCATCCACATGGATATCAAGATAATCACCCTCCTTATACTTGTGGACACCCCAGAAATTGCGCGTTTCGTCCCGTATGAGTTCGTATCCGCATACAGAAGACAACTCGGCCATAAACTCAGCCGATTCAAAGAACTCAAATAATTTTGTTAGATGCTCAGGAAACGCCCATTTATCTCGCAACGTGTACTTCTGCTCAAACGGATTATCATAGCGGTCCCACATCGTATCAGGAAGCTCCATAATTTCCTTTTGCACTTCCTTAGCAAACGCATCATCTAAAAAACCATCTTGTAACGCATATGGAAATGGTAGAGCATTTCTGTATGTGTTTCCATCAATCTTTAGCATTTTTAATTTTATATAGTACGAAGTCTTAAGACCGGCGTGATAATTCGTCTCCTTCAGACTTCGGCATCGTCAACTTCAGATCATGTTGCTGCTTGACCTCGCGCTTTGTCTCTAGAAACTCAACTAAAGCCTTTGCCTTTGCTTCATCCCCCTCAAAGAATGTCGTGCACTGCTTCAACAGATACGATGCATTTACTGGTTCAGGTTTATCACGTACACGATGGGAGATTACACCACGACTTACGTTCAACGCTGCAACCTTATTGCTCTCCATAATTCGCAAAATAGTTTCCCGCAGTGTCTTTGAGTGCTTCTTGCGCTGTGAAAGCTCAGCATTCATTGTAAGAATTTCCTCTTGTAGCTTCATCCATGCTTTCAGAAGCGTGGGTAGCTCAGCTAGAGCAGTTCCGTTATCGTTGCCTGCAGGAATGAGGCTCATTTTACTTTAGTATATGCAGAAATCTCTAGGCCGACGCGTGGACATAAAAATCATCAATAGGTCCATGTCCCCATCCTTGTACATCATCATTGCCCTTTACAAATCTGTATCCATTTGTTTCTAACAACGCCCTCAATCTAAGTCGCATTTCTGGGCCAACATGCGGTTCGTTATGTTCAACCGTTAAACACCTAATCTTATATTCATCAAATGGAAAGTTCTTTAAGACTTCATATTCATGACCCTCTACGTCAAGTGAAAGATAGTCAATTATTTTTGGAGCATTGTAGTCTTCTAAAATTGTTTTCATAGTCTTTGTTTTCACCTTGATTATTTGATCAGAATTAGTGAAAGGTCCTGCTGTAGATACAGCGCCGCTTGCCGGTCCACAGACAGAGAACTCAATCTCATTATTATCTTTGTCAGAAACACAGTGAAGGCAAATACGTGATTTGCGGTTCTTTACAAGTTCTAAATGATATGCCGGATTTGGTTCAATGCATATTCCATTCCATCCTCTTTCTTTTTCAAAAAAGAAGGTATTACTAAGGCTAACGCCGTCTGTCGCTCCTAGTTCAATAAAAAATCCATCTCGCTTATCATTCAAAGTAGATTGTACCCATCTATCCTGACCAATTTGGGATTTATACATTTATATTGTTATTTGTATTAATAGAGTTTAAACCGTTTGAAAAAGTTGATATGTTAAGCCCCACTTTTAAAAAAGTTACATGGAGTACAAGACAGAAAATGCCCACCAGTTCCTACACCAATTACTACGCTATCGTTATAACGCACTAATTCGTACAATTACAGAGAAGTTTAATCCTACACCAGATCAAGTGGAACGTCTACAAAATCTGATAAACTATCAGTTCATAGCACAGGCACTATGTGAAGAAGATACGTAGACGTTCTTTTACAGCCGACCGGCAAATAAAACAGGCAGACTTTTGTTTTTGCCCGCAGTTATTACAGTATGTATGACCGCATGGGTTCAGAACCATATTTACACGCTCAGTTGTACAAATGCTACAATAGGGTCCTCCTTGAATATCCTGAGCTACATGTGCCTGTAAGACGACCCCTCTTAGAAGTTTCCAGCGTTTATAGTTTTTCTGGAATACCATGTAGTCTTCAGCGACCGTTGATTTCTCATACCGTTTTTGAATAAACTCTTGGATAGCCGAATGTAGTGTAGTAAACTCTGTGGTTCCGTCGTCCTCATCGAGGCAAGATAATGCAATAAATTCATGTTCGAGTTCTTCAAGTTCTGTTAGTTTCTCTTCTATTTTGTTATATGATTGAAACATTTGTTCAAGACAAAGAAGGTACTCGTCAAGCACTAGTTTATTCTTTACCTTCAAGTCTGTAAATTCATCTACAACACCCTCTTCTACAGCAGCATCTGCCTTATCTTTAACGAATTCTTTGTATTTTTCAATAATATCAAGTTTATCTGAACCTATATTTTCAAGAAGACTAGCGCCACCATCATTACATATCTCTCGTAGACGCTTTCTCCAAGGTTTTACCTGTTCACGAATGCTATCATCGCTCGTCATTGAGGTTTTGATAATGTTCCGCATCGTTACAGATAAGTAAGATGAGCAACCACTCAAATCACTTGGGCTGGCGTTCATCTTACATGGAGGAGAGATAAGAAAAATACTCATCGTCAAATCCGTAATGACATCCATTTGGCTCAGTTGCAGTAGGAACACGCCGTGAACTCATATTTGATCTGTGAATAAAGCTTACAATGACGCCGTCAGGAGGGATTTCAGCCGTTTTGTCTTCACGGCCCATAATGAACGCCTCACCTTCCGCGATATTAACGGGCCCAGGGAATTTACCTTCTTGCCAAAATGTCTTAGAAAAGCAAAGAGATGCTTCGCTAATCCGTTCGGCGACACCAAGCGTTAGAGGTGGTACATTCATCGCACTAATATACCGACTGCAGTCATACATAGGCAGAGTTGAGCAGTATACGCAGTCGACTTTGAGCCCTTTTAACCAAGCAACACGTGCTAAAACGCTCGTCTTTGGATAATGGTCATCATCGTCCATCATCATGAAGACAGAACAATCGACGGGTGCAGCGGCGCACGCCTTGTTACGCTTATCACCAATACACAGCTTCTTTGGCAGAGATAAGTACTTCACATGAATCTGAGGATGCGTGCTTTGAAATTTCATGATATCTGCGTCTATACGTTCGCCAGAATCGCTATCATCTGCAACAATCCAGCAAAGTTTATCGGGTGGGTAATCCGTCAAAAGAACATTTCTCGCCATATTTGCCCACCAACGTCGGCGGTTATAGGTTAACGTAATGATTGCCACCTTGGGTAAATCGGCGAACGCAGGAAGCTTTGGGGGTACTGTACACATTTCTTTTGGCTTACGTCCTACTATATTTCCTACTAGAGATTTCCAACTCGTCCTAAATTCTTTCACATGCGTAGTGGCTACGTGTTTTAGCATACCGCGGCAACGCAAGTCCTCTTCTTCGTCTAGCCGCGTTAGAGACAGAACCGCCTTTTCGATATCAGCAGGGTTTACAAAAACCTGTGTACTATCATGATAGGCCGACGCCGGTTCAACCACAACAGGTATCCGCCCTATGTCTCCTAGAGGACCCTTCCACAGTTCATCGTAAATGGGTATGCCTGTCCAAAGAGGCAGTGCACCTACACTTGCCGCTTCCGCAAATGTATAACCAAATCCTTCAGCTGCTGATGCAACTACATGATACGCATACGTTGCCTGTGCTTCAATACGTTCTTTATTTGTTGGATACGGCTCTAGAAATGTCACGCCAACAGTTTCTAGTTCCCGTAGCTGTTTAAGCACCTCAATTGAGCCTACAACAGTTAGATTAGGCCATGTAACCTTCCATGAAGTACATATCATCTTTGCGATAGCTAGCTTATTCTTAGAACTACCAATCAAATACAAGAACTCACGCTTAGGGGGTGCCTTCGATAAGTTGCCCATCATCTGCTGTATTTCAGCCGATGCTCTCCAGTTCATGATGCGAACCTTCTTAGGATCTAATTTTGGAAATAAGCTTCGAGCATGTGCCGACTTGAACACAAAGTAATCCATCTCTAAAAAAGCCCAGTCCCATACATCTTTCGGCCACCATTCAGGATTGACGACGACGATATTCACTGCACCCCACTTCATCGCCGCACGACAAGGAATTTCAAGATGGATTTGAATATCCACCATCGTCGGTCGCCGCTCACTTCCATAGAAACTCACAGGGTCAATATGGTCCACACTTGCTATTGAAATATGCCGTAAACTATGGCACTCACGTAGAACCTGTTCAACAATCATACTATCGGCGCCTAAGCCCCATGTTGGCCCTCCGTTACCACGAGCGCTCGTGCTAAGGATAACCACGCGATAGGATGGTTTAGCCGACATATTATGTTCAATAAAAGTATACGCCTTAGATAAGGGATGCTCACAGGGTCAGGCGAGGCATCGCGGATCATTCAAGGTCATCTTCATATGGACCCTTATGCTCCATTCGAAAATTCTAGAACTAAGGACTTTAAAGACGCTGTTGATCAAGAAATCAAACGTTGGACTACGGCAAAGAAGCCCGACGCATCGAAATGGTTCAACCGCTTCAAGACTGTCCTTGCCAATGCTCTTCCAAAAACAACCAAATACGCCCAAACGGTAATAGAATGGCATGAACATACTATTCATATTCAGGATACGTATAATCACCAAAAGAACATCTGGTTCAATAACATTCTAAAATACGAATCTATAGCCACGTTTGCTCTAGGAGAAAAAACCTATGCAATCGTATCAGACTCGGTAAAAGGCAGTGAAGAATTCACTCTCACAGTTTACTCGACCGCCCATAAAAAACTATGGGACGCAACTCCTGTGGGCCCAGAAGTCGCTTACAAGGACGCCAAGATCTATTTCCAAACCGTCGAAAACCGACTACGGTATCCTGGGGTCCAAGTCGCCGAAGAGCAAAAAGGAACCCCTAAAATAGTCTTTGAAGAACCTGATCAAAAAGTACAGCTTGAGCTTATCCAGCCACCGTTTCAAGACGACATCTTCATCAAGGCCACAAATGCCCTCAACCAAAGACTAGGAATGATTGTAGGAAGCTCAGAAGTTAAATGGTTAACAGCATTTCACCTAGAAACAGTGTTTCCGATTGATAAACATACATTTTTCACTAATGATACAATCCATTCGCATAAAAACATTCCTGTTCCAAAAAATGCAGTAGATGGTATAAAATGCAACGGCATCTTATACGTCATCACGGTCAAAAAAGGTCAACATACATTGTATGAAGTCAAGGATACATTCAGAGAACTAAAGACCTGCCCATCGATAAAATTTCTAAAACAGTCAACTACACCCAAGGTTCAATGTGAGTATCATTGGAAACCTGCAGAAATATATGACATCTTACAAGATAAGGTTCTTTTGACGTATCCATCTTTGCTAACACTTAACCATATGGAGGGACTAGCTGGTGATGTGCCCTACACTATCGTCTTTAAAGGCAAACCTAGAAAACTTTTAGTATCTGCGTATGGTGCCTACGGCATAGAGGCCCAACGAGGATATCCTATACGTTGGTTACCCTGGATAGAGCAAGGATATGCGTTTGCTATTGGTATGCCTAGAGGAGGACGAGATGACGGAGACGCATGGTGGGATGCCGCTCGCACTGCACCTAGAAAGCATCGTACATTTGAAGATACGGCGAATGTAATTGAAACAGTTCAGAAACGCTTACATATCTCATCAAAGAGAACTATCTTTTATGGACGCAGTGCAGGCGGATGGGTTGCTGCTATGATGGCGTTGCAGTATCCGCAACTCGTAAGAGGAGTGATTGCTGAAGTTCCCTATGTGGATGTTTTACGCACAACGTCTAATCCTGAGTTGCCATTAACGCAAATGGAGTTTGAAGAATTCGGTGATCCTCTTCATGATAAAAAAGACTATGACGCACTGCTAAATATAAGCCCTGTCGATATCACAGGCGCTCCTCCAAAGAACTCACCTACTATTCTGATAAAGACAGCACTTAATGATACACAGGTTGCAACCTATGAATCGTTGAAATGGGCCGCAACGTTGAGAGAAAAAGGGTGGCCGAATGTGTACGTAAGTATTGATACCGATGGAGGTCATTTTGTAGGACAAGATAACGCAGCGAAACAGTATGCAGACGATGCTGCATTCTTTCAGCCGACTGCAGGTTTTGAAACGCGTAGAACAGACAACCACTTGTCAAGAGGAATAACACGACGTAGTAAAAGAGCGTCAAAGCACTGAATAAGTACATTTGTATCACCTTCAGCAGTGTGAAGAACTACTCCCGAGATATCCACGCCGTATAAGAACTTATAGAGTTCAGGTAGCGTAGGCCACTTCCAAGGATCACCAGGCTTAGCGTACTTAGACGGAAGTTTACAAAGCGCCTTTGTAGTGTCCATAGTACAGTACTCAAATGTGGGCCACCACTTAAAATCCTCAGATGAATTCAGCCTATAGAATGCTGCGCGTACTACAGGCTTATCAAAGGCTAGGTTATGAGCGACTAGAACATTTGCCTTCTTGACGGCTTCCTTGAACGCATTTAGGGTTTCCCGAGGATCTGTGCCGCCTTCTACAGACTTCTTAGAAATCTTATGGAACTTAGCGGATTCATCGTTCCAAGGAATGTTATCTGGTAACTTGAGATAGGTTGTCTGCGTTTCAAGGGTCTTTGAAGAGGTATCTGTGTAACTCTTCAACGTCCAGCTAATCTGGAGTACGTGAGGCCATTTTGCAACATCTGATGTTAGGGCTCTCCGATCGAGAGGCAATCCGTTTGTTTCAGTATCAAAGAAAAGGACGTTTAGCATTTAAATAGTTGCAAGGCAGGGATTTATTACTCAATTTTTTATGCGTTTATTTTCGCAACAATAGATATAAAGAATGAACTCGATAATAAACAACACACGCCGCAACATGCTCGGTGGCTTCCTTAACGGCGCAATGAACACATTTGCCAACATCGGCGCAAACAACAGCGGCAACGTGAAGACGGTGGGTGGTCGCCGCAGCACACGCAAGGCCTCGCGCAAGAACCGCAAGATGAATCGCAAGGCGAGCCGCAAGAACCGCAAGAACCGCAAGATGAACCGTAAGGCAAGCCGCAAGAACCGCAAGATGAATCGTAACCGCAAGGCGAGCCGCAAGAACCGCAAGGCGTCACGCAAGAACCGCAAGGCGAGCCGCAAGAACCGTCGCAATATATAAATTACTCAGTCATTCCTAGCCAGGTCTTCTTTTTACTCTTTTCTTCCTTCCCAGGTAATCCCAATGCCTTCTTTACGGGAGCAAAGGAACGGCGATGTTCAGCTGTAACACCATAGGTTTCAATACCCTTCATATGCTTTTCAGTTCCATATCCCATGTTTGTACTAAGTCCATACATGGTATCATATTCAGGATGTTCTGCTACAACGCTCTCTACCCAACGATCACGACTAACCTTTGCTAGAATACCTGCTGCCGCAATCGCTAAGTACTGAGCGTCACCATCAACAATAGCATATCCTTCCGTATCCTGATACGGCTTCCAATAATCACCGTCTACAATTACACGCTGAACAGGTACAAGTAGACTATCCAAAGCACGATGCATTGTCGCAATATCGGCTTGAAGAATATTCAGACGATCAATCTCATCTACATCTGCATAGGCTACAGCCTTATCTAGAGCACATTCTTGCACGTAGTCATACAGAATATCACGCTTCCTCTTTGTCAAAAGCTTAGAGTCTTTGATATCTTTGAGAGCAGCACCATGATCAAACATATCGTCTATATCATTGCTGAAGACAACCGCTCCGACATAGAGACGTCCAAATAGACAACCACGACCAGCTTCATCAAGACCAACTTCTACAGTATCATCTTCCTTGTAACGCAATTTATACATTTTTGATTAAAGTATTCTAAACTGTAAGCGGTCATTTTTTTATACTAATCCTTTTTAAGGATGTTTACGCTTTTATTATGGATAGGTGTATTCGTTCTAGGATTAGTTATTTACTTTGCTCCTGTCTTCTTAAGCAGACGCATGTATGAAGGATTTACAGAAGAAGATGATATCAAAGTGTATCTTAAAAATCTAAGAGAAATTGTTAAACCTCAAGTGACAGGAACAGCTTCTCCCGATGGTGCTGAAACAATCCGTAGCAGACCGTCACCTACAAACCAACCTTCTCAAAAAAGTCAAGTACTTGCACAAGGGGCAGCGTTTAATGAAACTGTCCCTAAGCTTACTTCTAAGCAGACATCCAAGCAAACGTCTGAGAAGGATCCTAAGCGCATTCCTGAAGTAGAAACCCCGGCAAATTCAGCTGTAGGTTTGGTAAGTTCTTCTATACCGCATATTTGTCCTCCTAGAAAAATCAAATATATTGAAGTTCCTAAAGCATGTCCTGATATGAGCCAATATATACGTAAGGATAGTATTCCTTGCTGGTCTTGTAAACTAGGATAAAAACAAAAGGTAGCATAGGAGTAAAATGAAACGCTTTCATTTGATTATGGCGGTTTTTGCTATTATAATAGCGGCAACGGCTTTAGTATACTTAAAACGTCGTGAAGGATTTGAAAATCCTACTTACGGAACAGTCCCGCAAGCTGCGCAAACTAGCAGTATACCTACCGATGTTGGAGGTGCAACGTCGTCCAACCCACAGATTGCGTTAGCAGCACCAAAAGATGTTCAAGCTGCAAGCGATGCTTTACAGACTTTTAAGGTTCTTGTAGCACAAAAAGATCCAACTACGACCGATCTTGATCGTAATACAATCGTGTTAATACAAAATAATAGAAGTATGATCCCTGATTTGGAAAATAGGCTAAAGGCTGCGTATGCAAATCCTGATGTAGCTGGAGCCACTCTAGCTCAAGTAACTCAGGTACGCCAAACTATGACCGATTTAACAAGAAAACTTGCTGGAGCGCGTGTTATCAAAGGTCCTACAATGACAGTTCCTGCTCAAAACAGTCCTAATTCAGTTGATGTCCCTCCAATGCAGCAACCGACACTGATTGCTACACCTACTGCACAAATTACCTTACAAGATTTAACTAATTTAAGAGATCGTATTAACAAAGAAAGCTTAAAGTTAGCCAATTTACGGTCTACTTCACCAACAATGTTAGCACGTAGAAATCAGCTCGAAAGTTTAGCAGGTGAACTCACTGATATGATTACACGTCTGAAGGCAGGGAAGCTCGCAATTGCAGATATTCCTATCACAAAAGCGGATGCTTCTAGTTTTTTGAAACAGTTGGGAGGAACAGGGCCATTACCGGCTTTACATTTACCAGCTGGCTCTTCTACATCAAAGAACAAGGCCTATCCTATCAATAATCAAGTTCAAGAAATGCTGCCTGGTTTACAGAACCCACAACTACAACAGATTTTAGAAAACACTAAGAATCTGAAATGGGGAATACAGATGAATGTATCATATGATCCTGGTGTAGCAGCAAATGAAAATTTAGTTCACCGTTTAGAAGCGATTGAAAATCGTATCACGCAGATGGCCACAAGTGGTAAACCTCTGCCTGATTCAGTTGGATATGCTTTTATAAAGGAACTTGAGGTGTTACGAGAAATTGCTAAAAGCCGTAAGCCAGTAGAAAAGTGTATAGACCGATTTCCTACAAATTATATAGCTATCGACACACACCCAGGACCTATGCAATCTGTGGTGAAGCCAGAAGCTAAGCCAGCGGCCAAACCAGCGGCCAAGCCAGCGGCTAAACCAGCGGCTAAACCAGCGGCTAAACCAGCGGCTAAACCAGCGGCTAAACCAGCGGCTAAACCAGCGGCTAAGCCAGCAGCTAAGCCAGCGGCTAAACCAGCGCCTAAGCCCAAGCCAGCACCTAAACCAGTTAAAAAGCCCGTAGAAGAAGGATACGAAAATTACGAAGATGAGCTACAATGCGAATGCCACTCAAATCATAAATCAGTACCCGATGTTCCATCTCATCAAGACTTATCCTTAGCACAGGGTGCTGGATTTGGACCCAAGCGTAGAACATTTCCAAATGGAGAGCTAAGTCCTGATATCTACGTACGGCCAGGCGTTTTAATGAACGATCACATGATTTCTCATCGTGGCTCTGCTGCTTCGTTTGATAGTTCTATTGTAGGTGGACCCGATTGGCAAAAGCGTAGCCTCGATCTTTGCAAGCAGGTTCAAAGCGCTAATCTAGGTGACCCAGCTAGTTTCGGATGTATTAAAAATGCAGCAGAAGTCGGACCCGACTATAGCTGGAAGGGAAATTATAAGATGGTATGCAGTCGCATAGGAGATACATGGGGAGGATGGTACCCGGCCATGTTAGGTTGCCCAACCTATGACCCCACAGCGAAATTCAGGTCTTCAAGTTAATTTTCACCTAAACTGTTAGAGTTGTCAGGATGAAGATGGATGTTTCATTTATACTTGCGGCTATTGTAGTCGCATTACTAGTTGGATTTTTCTTAGGTACTCGTAATCGTACTGAAGGATTTAGAGGAAGTTTTGATGACGACGATACTTGCAACGTATGTAGTCGGCCAAGACCCTCATGCGGATGCCCTAAACAGACTCCGTCGCCGGCCCCTCCCTCTTGCCCTCCGTGCATGGAACCAGACCCTAGTAAGTGGGTCCTCAAGGCCACCGTGCCTCCCTGTCCACCTATGCCTGATATGAGCAAGTACATGCTTAAGACGGAGTGCCCACCTCAACCCGATATGTCAAAGTATGTTCTCAAGACATCGGTACCGAACTGCCCACCTTGTATAAGCACATGCTCAAAGCCGTGCAAGATTGGTGATTGCCCGCCCTGCCCTAGAGCGCGTTGCCCCGTTGTGCAGTGCCCAGAGCCAAAGGCATGCCCGGCGTGCCCTGCGGCAATGTGCGCGCCATGCCCACAGCCAGATATCAGATGCAAGGCGGATTACAAGCCTGGTGATCCAGTGCGTCCTATGCTTGCGAGCACAAATACATTCGGATTTTAGACGCCCTATTAAAGTATGCTGGAAACATTCCCGCATCGTTTTCTTGAAGAAACCGTGTTAACTGTATTCTTCTGGATTGGCCTTTGGGGCACTGTAAGTCTGTTGCTAGATCACTATGTCCCTATTTGGTCCTATAAGCTAGTAGTCTATATTCTTCTAGTTGTAGGTAGTTTCAGCCTTCTTCATGCACGAGAACATATTAAAAGTACTAAGTAAGGATGGACACACGATTTTGGGGCCCTAGTGGCTGGCGTCTACTTCACATGGTTGCGTCCCAAGCGCCGACCTTAGAAAAACAAAAAATACATACTTTTTTCGAAAACTTACCCTATGTTCTGCCTTGTAAATTCTGCCGTGCCAGTCTCAGTGACTACATGGCGTCAGACCCAATTCCTGAAAAGCTAGATGACTACGCCGAATGGCTATATCGTATACATAATCGCGTGAATGGTAAATTACGTGAACAGAAATTGTTAGAAACTAAGGACCCGTCTTGGGAAGAAATTAAAACTCACTACACGACGCTTCTAAAGCAGCCCTGTACTGAAAATACTATGACGGGTTGGGATTTCTTATATAGTACTGCCTATACAACTCCCTGTCCTTCAGTCATTAGCGCACCAATGCCCGATACACCACCTAATCCGAAAACGCCTGAACTACGAAACCGTTGGGGCGTTATGACACGTGAAGAACGAATTCCATACCTAGAAGCTTGGTGGAATACGCTAGAATACGTGCTTCCTTTTAAACGTTGGCGCCAAGCCTGGTCTTCCCTCCCTATCCGCCCCCATACAAAGCTCGGCCGTGGCGACCTTACACGTTGGTTGTATAAGGCCGAAAAACACGTATGTAAAGAACTCAAGCTGACTACACCGCATTCGAATTATTTACAGGTGTGCAAAGAGCTAAGTACATTTAGTAGCAATTGTGGGAAGCAAAAGGTTAAAGTGAAGACCTGTCGTACAGCTAAAAAACATGCAAAGAACACCCTAAAAGTTCGCCGTAAGACAACCTATAAACTCACAGGTGGTTTCCTATAAAGCGTTGTGCTTTGAAAGCCATTCCATAATTTCAGCGGAATAAACTATTCCCGGAAATTTTTGTAGCATTATTGCACACTGAATATATTTCTTTCGTTCAGCCTCAGGAACATTTTGTGCCGAATACCTGGCCTCCAGTGTTTCAGCACGCGCATAATCTACAGGTGTCCAAGAAACATCTCCTTCAGGACGATGAATATAGGGAGCCATAACGTTTCCACGAATATACATTTTCTCCTAGTACTTTAGATGGCAACACTCTTTAAACAATCCTATGTACCTTACATGCTTTTCGTGACAGGCGTAGTCTTCATTTTTATCTGGGCGTATAGTCGCAGACTTGAAGGGTTCGAGAACAATGGCGTAGGCTCATCCTTTATCACCGCTGCGCCTTACAACTTCGAAATGTACTATGCAGACTGGTGTCCACATTGCCATGCCGCTCTACCCGAGTTCCAGAAGTTGGGTGCTACACAGACCATCGGCGGTCAGACGGTTGCGTGCAAGGCAATCGAGGCGGAGAAGCATCCTGAATTGGTTCGTGGGAAAGTGTCAGGGTATCCGACAATCCAGTTGTATGACGCTGAGGGGAAGCTTGTGCAGGAGTACAGTGGTCAAAGGACGGCGGCGGGCTTTCAGACGTTCTTAGAGGAGGCGCTGAACCGGTAGACAAAAACCATTCGTCAATTGTTTTTACACTTTGTTCCTTGACCATAGTGTAATCTTCTTCGGTAAATTTAATGAACCACGACGGATATTCAGGCCGTTTAAAGAAGATAATATTTTCCGAATTTGTGTAGGTCTTCTTATGAGGCTCGCAAAACGTTATGATCGAATGAATGTACTGAGCAATACTTTTTGGCGATTCATACTCAGGTTTCTTAAACGCAAATCCTAACGCTGTTTTTGTATTAGGAAGAAGAGGCCAAGGGAAGTTATACCTAAGAGCCCCATCTACCCAAATACTACCTGAAGTATGAATGTAAGGACGAAAGAAAAACGGCAACGCCATACTTGCTCGGATTGCGTCCACAACTCGCTCGTTAGGATAGTTCTTCGCATTTAACACTACTATTTTGTTAGTCGTCAGATCACTAACGACTGCGTAAAGTCCTGGAACTTCTTGAAGCGTAATTGTTTTTGACACACCTAGACTTTCAAACATTTGTTCTATCATTTGAACCAAGTTTTTTCCATCGTCAAGGCCCCACGATTGAAAGATTGTCAAAAGATTTGTAATGTTAATATCACGTAGCTTGGAAAAATCAGTTGAAAACATAATGTCATAGACCTTTTGCGCATCTTTACTTAGTAAATAAAGTGCAGCAAGTAAAACACCGGCGCTTGTTCCCCAGCATTCCTCTACATCGACGAGCATACCTTTCTTTTGTAGTTCAATAAATGCAGGTAAAAATAGTAAACATCGTGTTCCACCACCTGCAAATACAATTGTTTTAGGTTTTACTCTAGGTGGCATCCTAGGTAGACATACCCAAGTAATTTTAGACCTGCGTGCGAACTAAATACAAAAAATACTTACGGTATATCAAGGCTATGTCAAACCCTCTTGTTCCGCCCATGCTCAATCCGTCTTCGCTCTATAAAGAAGAGGCAAGACGAGATGCCACTCGCATTCGTATTTACAATATGGTTCTATCACAAATTTATACAAAGATTAAAGCTATATCACGTATACCCGGCAATGATAGGTCTTTAATTTATGTCGTCCCAGAGTTTATCCCTGGTACTCCACGATTTGATATAGGAGACGCAATCTTATATATTGTTTGGAATTTAAGGAACGTTGGATATACGGTGGCGTATACACACCCTAATTTACTGTACATTCACTGGAAAGCTCACGATGAACGGTACAAGAACGTTGAAAGTCCTTGGAGCGTAGTTTTAAATACTGTTCGAAATGCAGTATTAGATGGAACAACAACGGAACCTACAGTGAAAAGTCAGGCAGCTGCAACACGTCCAGCTACAGCACAAGTTGCTAAGCGAACAACTCCTCTTAAAAAAACTATAGAGTTTCAACCACCTATTGAAGCAAAACCTGTTATGGCATCACATCCAAATGTCGCAGCGTCTCTATATGCTGGTGCAGCACCTCCACCAAGATTGCCTGGACAGCTTTCTGAAAAGCACGTATCCTTTGTTTGATTTTTTTAGACGCTGCTCCTAGAATGGAAGAAAACACTCTATCTTCGCCACTGTTACAAATAGTATCCGAACCAACGCCTAAACCAATAGCAGATGCATCTCCCCATCCTACAGATCCTCCACTTTTACGTGCAGCGCTAAATCTAAATCCTTCTCCTCAAAAACTAGTTGTTAGTAGTATGGAATTTAGAGATGTTGAA